AAGTCTCCTTCAATCCCTTCAAAGTTGTATTTCTCTTTTCCAAAACATCCATAGGTCAGCTGGTTTCCGTCGAGACTAGGTTCATCATAAAATACATCGCGGTCGGCTTTGTTATAATACACGAGGAGCATCTTGCTATATCTCTTGATGGTCTGATAAAACTGCTCGATTGGGTCGGGGTCTACGATATGAGTTGGTCTCAATAATGAGGAGCCAAGCATAGCGTAAGGTGCGAGGTCTGGGTTGCTGTAAAATCGGATATTGACGGCAGTTCCCGAGGGAACATCTGCTACGAGACTCGCATCAAGATCAAAAACCCAATTATCGCCAGAGCGACCCGTATCATCCACCACGAGATCAAGTTGAGGAGTGGTTGTATAGACATCAATCCTTATAAAGACATTAGGGGGCATAGCAAAATCGGGCGAATCAGTCGCGTCAATCTGTAAAGTTGTATTCCCTGCAGTTTGAGGGACATCTGTGATGGATGGAAAGGACGCTTGAAAATTAGTAGGATCAATCTCCATCTGTTTTTCGTTACTCTGACAATTCATATGAAAGAAACGTGTATTGTCTATGGTATGGTCGCTATTGTAGAAGGTTCCATCACCATACGTGAAGTTAGAAGGATCAGCACCGCTATCGGCATTCCACGATTCCCATATTTCGGGATAAAGTTCCTGTGAGTTGATAAAGTCTTTTAGGATTGTGAGATTTTCTTGAGTGTAGGGGATATTTGTTCTAAGAGGTTCATTTGCGTTATCGGGTTGAAAGGGTTCGCGTAGCTGGGAGCCAAGGATACGATCACTCGTGGTAAATACCGCACTTCCGTCTGAGCTTGCATTCATATTGATAAGCTCGCCTTTCTCAAATAACTCGGGTCGTTTCATCGCGATAGCTTGATAGTTGTTATACCATGTGTTACCCGTTGGGTTTGTCAGCATAGCGTCGTCATACTGGGTTTCGGTGAGCGAGTTAAGTGTCATACAATTAAACGTCTTGTAGGTGTTGCTCTCAATAGTTTTGCTGATTGTGATGTTTGCGGTTGCGTTATCAGTTTCAACCTTGGTCGGATCTTCAGACCAAACCAACTCTTCGGTTTTTGTAACGAACTGGAGTTTCTCCGTAAGTTTCCCTGCGATGAATTGAGCAGATGAGAAACCCTTCTCCACTTCAATCGGAAGTAATTCTCGAAACCGAAAATACTTGCGATATTCTGGCTCTTTGGTGAAATCACCCGTGGGAGGTGTATCTGCGTCTATGGTGGTTCCAGTTTGGATACCGAGGTTTGAGTTTTTTGAAACAAAGATGGTGTATTTCGTGTTATCGTTTTTAACACGGATAATTTGGCTATTAGACCCATCTGTCGTGCTGGGGCTACTATCTCCATAGATACATCGGTAATAATCATCCTTGATAATAAATGGAGTAGTTCCTAGCGGGATTGGGGAAATGTATCCGTTAGACGCAATATCTTCGTCTTGTGTGTAGGGGCGAAAAGCATTCTCGGGGTCATCAAACCCACCCTCACCACCCGCACCCATGTTCTTGAAAAACTTTCGGGGAAGTGTCGTGTATCCCGTCCCGTCGGTATTTTTGTAGTAACCTATGGTGAGATTTGCGATATTATCGCGAAGCTCTCTACCTTCTACTACTTGGGTAACAACGCTGGTGAGTTTGCGATTTGTGACTGGCTCGGTTGTTATCTCTTCGGTAACATACTTAAAGGATCTGGGTTTTCCGATAGCGTTGCCTTTGATCTCAATCGTCTTATTAGACCCCGCCCCACGCTCAGAAATAAAAGCAGAATAGAGACTAACCTTGTCTCCTGCTTGCAAATCATAGACATCACCAAGGACACATGTCCACTGAGCGGGATTTTCATTATTACCCGTTAGTGCTTCTTCAGAGCGAAGCCGATTGGCCTCAACTATTTCGGATTCGATGTATCCACTCATTTATGATTTGTTATATTTTTTGTGTTGATAATATTTTGTAGGGTTAAACTACAAATGGCATACGGAGATAGCGAAACGGAAAAGCCTACCATGAAGAAAGCAACGATGACACGTGGTAAGATGACAGACAAGCAGAAAGCAGATTTGAAGAAACACATGGACGCTCACAAAAAGAAGGGTATGTCCGCAAGTGAGATGAAGAGCCATCGCATGCGCATGATGGCGAAAATGCGTGGCGGGTTAAGCGTAGCTAAAGCACACAAGGCTATCTCATCTAAGTAGAATTACTCATATATAAGACAAAGACTCATATATAAGTCACTCTGAAATATTAGGATCTCAAATGAAAATATTCTACTTATCAGTAGATTTAGTCTTTGTCTTTTTCTTTTCAAGATGTATCTTATCTATCTTATACGCTTTTGATTTAGGATTGATTGACGCGTATACTCGAGCTTGAGCCCACTTCTCTTTTGATTTCACCTGCGGTCTGACAGATTGCGGATTACTGCGATAAGCTCCAACGCCTTTGTTGTAAATGGTTTGCAGACCTTTCAATTTATAACCCGTAGTTTTTGAGATATCCTTGAGGGAATGTGATGTTCCCTTGGGGAAGCCATGCTTCTTATTGTATTGTTCTTTGTATGTCAAGACCATTTATGCCTTCTTAGATTTTCGTTTTACCTTAGTAATAATAACACCATTCTGATTATCTTCACAAATCACGCCAAGTTTCATAAGACCTATAAAAGCTCCGCAAAAAAGCGTATGATCTTCACACCTGCACTTTGTTCGAGTTGTTCTCTTCTTATGGAATGCCTCAGCCCATATTAGCATCAACCGTTTCATCTCTGGCAGGTTGCGTCCATCTCTGAGACCTTCAACGAGAAGATGGTTGCCAAGATCAAGCACCTCACTAGGGTCATCAGCGTAAAACTTAGACATATACTCGCCTTTATAGTGTAAAGTGATAAAATGACTCATTCTTGTCTATACAGAGGCATAAAAAGGACGTTTTTAAGTCCCTTATAATCTCTTTAAGTGTCCAAAATAGGGGATTTAAAAACAAATTAATTAATTTGTTTTTATTTAAGTGGTTTTAGACACTTAAAGAGATTAAAGCAGACTCGAAAAGGACTTAAAGTTTAATTTATACTACAACGTATAGAGAAGAATGGGAAAGCAATACATTCAGGGCGATATTCACGATGTCATCAAAACACTTGACAAGAACTCGGTTGATTTCATCTACACCGATCCACCATTCGGAATCACATCTGCCAAGTGGGATACTGGTCTCAGATGGGACGAGCTGTTTAAACAAATGTGGCGGGTCTTGAAGCCCAAGGGAGTTATCTGCATTTACGCATCGATGCCCTTCACCTATGAACTCGTCAAATACCAAAAACCCAAGTATAATTACACATGGATCAAAAACAACTCAACGGGATTTTTATCCGCTAAATATCAACCTTTACGACAAACTGAGGAAATCTTTGTTTATTACAAAAGGGCGGGAGGATATAATCCTCAGATGTGCGGAGACCTCACAGAGTTCCACCCAAAGAGAAAGGTAAAGTATGGTGGTAAAAACGGCTACTGGGGTAAGGAGGGAATCAACAAAAAGGACGAATACGATCACAGCAAAGAGGCGGGTCATTACGGAAGATTTCCCACCAACGTCATCAACTTCAAAGTCCGCAAGGATAAAACGGGGATTACACGAACCGACGAACACATAGACCACTTTATCAAGACATACTCGAAGGAAGGTGAAACAGTCTTAGATATGACTTGTCACAACCATTACGTCGGCGATAGGTGTGTCGCCTTGAACCGCAACTATATCGGTGTTGATATTGATCTTTCAAATGTCAATTGAATCACATGCATAAAAGACTTAAAGAAAACGAATTATTTGAGCCACCAAAAAAAAATACCTCATAACAAATGCCCTACAAATCGGGGAAGAATAAAGGCAAGCTTTTGTCTAGCGAGATACGTCGTTTGATCTCCGCTCACAATCGCCTCTCAAAAATCACGATACCCAAGGGGACTAAGCGTGATGGACTCATCAAGCTTATCACCGATAACGGCTTCAGCATCGACCATGCAAAGCAACAGCTCATTCAAGTTAAGTCTCAAAAGAAGCTCCCGCCGATTGATTTGCCTCCGGTTAAAAAGCGAGCAAAGGCTCAGCCAAAACCCGAGGCTCCTAAGGAGATCGCGGACAAAGCACAGGAGGCTCCCAAGAAGTTTAAGGTCTTACAGAAACGCGGTAAACTCAACCGAGAGTTCAAGGAGAAATACAAGAAGACAATCTATCAAGTGCTAGGAGTCAAAGCACGGGTATCACCCGAAGACATGAAAAAACGAGCGAAAGAATTACGCCGTAAAAATCACCCAGATCGGGGAGGTTCTGCGGATCAATTCGCGAAGATCAATCAAGCTATTGAGATCATGTTGGAGACATACGCTTGATAAGTGACACTCGAAACCTTTTCTCCAAAAAGTTTTATGATTTATGATTTGTATCAAGGATACTATTTTTTCATTTGAGATCCTAATATTTCAGAGTGACTTATATATGAGTCTTTGTCTTATATATGAGTAATAACAGATACTTAAACATTTGTCTTCTATTATGTGTATATAGAATGGAAGGACTTGCTGAAACAGACACACAACGGCTAATTCGCCAAAACGACGCACTCAAACGTCAAGTCTCTATGTATGGCGACCTGCTAACGCATATCATTAATCACTCCAAAGATAAGGAGACTTTCACGATTGTTGATGTATTGACGATGATCGCATGTGTAATGCGAGGCTAATATCTGCTATTTTTTTGTTTTGGTCTTTTATATGACTTTGTCAATAGAAAAGAGCCACTCGAAGAATGATCTGATTGATCTCATCAATACTCTTGACCTGCGTGTTGTATTCTCGCATCAAGATAACAAGAAGAGCATCCAAGACAAGCTCATCGAGCTTATGCAAAACCGCGAAAAGCAGACGCCATTCCAAACCGATAATGTGTATAAGATACACGGATACGCGGATTTACGCATGTATCTTAAATCTAAGAATCCTAAAAAGTCTTTGAGTGTCAAGGAGAAAGGCGACATTATGCGGATCTGTAAGCATATTATCTCGTATTGTAATCTCGGATACAACGTCAATCTCAGCAATCACTACAACACCAAGCAGGGGATTATTGATGATATGAATTATATCAAAGCCTACGGAGATATCCCGTCCGTGCGTCGAGCATGTAAGTTGATAAACAAATACGAAAAAATTGAAGATCGTTTTGTCCCGATAATATCACCACAAGTTCAACGCAAGCTTCAAGATAAGGTTTATACCCAGCAAACCATAGCAGGGAAACTCCAAATCAAGCGTGGGGAGATTATCGTAAACTTTGATTGAGATTTGTGTGTAAATGCGTTTTAATCTAGTTTTTTTTCTAAATCATACTATATATATGGGAAAGATTGCAGATGACAGAAAGTTCGGCAAACGTGCGGAGACTCTTGTCAAGGGTGTTTTGGAGACAAAGTTCGGAGAACTGACGCAAGATCCACATCGATACGCGAGCTTTGATTTCTTTAACGATGACTTCTATGTAGAGCATAAACAGCGAAATATCCCTTTTGGGAGATTTGATTCACTCATGTTAGAGCGTAGCAAATACGACAAATATCTCAAGTATAAGGAACAAGGGAAGCGATGCTTTATCGTGTGGTCTCTCACAAATGGGCGATATGTTTGGGAGTTCCAAGATCAATTTATCGGAGATGATGCAGTCTTTTATGAGCAGGTCAAGAGCATCAACCGAAGCTCATACACACAAGTATCGGACGTGATTAATGTCTTTAACGAGTATATTGAAAACTTTGACAAGTTCATTATTTAAAAATAAAATCTTGACGGCTACTATACATGAATACTGATCCCGAAGACATGCGTGGAGTTATCCAGAAAGCACGACCCAATCTGCGTCCTGCGAGTATCACCCAGTATGAGGCAAATCTCCGAAAGGTTCGGAGGTTGTTTGGGGCGGATTCTTATGATTTTTTGAAATCCCCCGCAAAGGTAGAGGATAAGATCAAGGATTTACACTTCACAACACGCAGGAATATCTTGAATGCGATTATCGTGTTTTTGCTCGCAATCGATAAGGATAACAAGATGGAGAAGCTTATCTCTGAATATTCAGAGGTTCGCGATCAATTGAATCAGAAGTATATTGATGATAACAAGAGCGGGGTGATTTCTGAAAAGCAGAAGGTCAATTTCGCCAAAATGGACGAGATTGACGACATGGTTGAGCGTCTTCGGCTTGAAGTTAATGCTCTCAAAAAGAAGGATAGAATGACGCAAAATGACATTAGTCGCCTTCGAGCGTATGTCATCTTTTCCATGCTGAAACGTCTCCCAACCAGAAACGACATGAGTGGAATGAAGCTCATCAATCAGACGATGTATAAGAAGCTTACCCAAGAGGAAAAGGAGGCAAACAATTTCCTCGTGGATCAAAAGACTAAAATGAAGTTTGTGTATAATGTTTATAAGACTTCAAAGAAGTATGGGGAAAACGTAATTGAGGTTCCGGACGATTTGAAACCTATTCTTAGAATGTATATCAAAACGATGGGGATAAAAAACGGCGATGTGATGTTTGCGATGACTCGCAACGCAATCTCTCAATTGCTCACAAAACAATCGCAACGGCTAATCGGAAAAAAGATCTCCTCCACTATGATGAGGAAGATTTACCTTTCTGACAAATACTCGGAAGTAAATGACGAAAAGGAGAAGGATAGTAAGATTATGATGCATGATGTCAATACGGCAAATCTAGTCTATACTAAGAAATCTGCTTAGAGATTGTATACATCGACACGACCGCCTTCAAGGCTCGCCGATCGCATGTATTCGCAGAAGTTTCGCAGAGTGCTTACTTCGTTTCTATGTAAATCGCTCTTGAGATGAAGTTCAATTCCGCGACTTCCAACACGACCACCCGTCAATTTTGTAGAATTGAAGAAGAATCTTCCGCGTAATTCTGTCTGAGCTATCTCCTCAAATGTGTTATCAGTGCCCCCATTAAAGCCTCCGCCCTGCGAAGAATACTCATTACGAGACACAAAGACCATCTGCTCGGATCTCTGAAGAAGCGAGTAAAGTCGCGCGAGATTGGTGACATTCGTGGAAAACTCGAACTTATCGTTATATCTGATATTGTAAGAGAAGCCCGCGGGTTGATCATTAACAAGAGCAGGAGACAGAGACCCAGTCCCCAGCAGTAAATCACCTTCAACGCCCCTCGCTTGGTTAAACATGGTAATAACCTTAGAAACCAGCCGAGAAGCCATACCCAGATTGCGAACTGTTTCACTCTGAAGAGACGCTCGCGATACTGTCGTCGATACCGCACGATAATCCACAAACGGGAAGGTCAAGACCTTATTCGCCTCGGCATAGCGTTCCATTTCATCGCTAGCTCCATAGTAGACGCTGTCAAAGCACATCTTCATCTCGTTGCGATCAACTGCGAAAGTCTGTGCAGCGGTTCCGTCAAGAAGGACGGCACGATGATCCACGGGTGGCTGAAGAGTCAGTTCAATAGTGACGGGCTCGTCCATCATGTAAAGCGGAAGCTGATGAACCTTCAAGAATGGGAAGAGATCCGACAAATCAATCGCATACGACGGAGACTCTTCTGGGTTTGCTCCCTCCATAACAGCAAAGGGCATCTGGCGACAATCGTGAGATGTTCCGTATTCTGGGATAACGGGCTGACGCGAGGTCATCAGAGAAACACCTAAGGCACCGCTTTCCGCACCATCTTCAAAATCAAACTGCTGACTCATGTATCTTCCCGTTGTGTAGAGTTCCCGCTCTACGTTATTCTCATTAGAGATCTTTGTGGAATGGAATGCATGAAGATAATCCCAGTCGCTAATCTCATTCAGCACCTTATTACCGACCTTCAAGACAGCCTTCTTGACAATTGAACCGACGCCGATATTCGGAGGGTAAATCGCCCGAGCGACCGCTGTAACAGGGACGAGACTCACGAAAATCTTTGAGTGAGAATGAAGGAACCCCTTCTGTTGAAGCTGGAACCTCACGAAACCATCAACACTAGAACCAGACCCCTCTTGGAAGATCACGGGTTCCAGAAGATCAGTCTCTACCTTCTGTAAGTAATTCACGGGTATCGAGCCCAGTCGCATAAAGTTCGGGACTTCGGGTCTATACTGTTGCTCTACTCGAGGAGCAGAATCTACCGCACTAGTATCATCTGAGGACATGTTTATGAAGTGGGCTATATTTCTTTTTTACGGAGAAAATAAAAATTATCTGTTGATATAGAAAATATGACGACGAAGTTTGTGATAAATCTTGATAGTCGCCCAGATAGATGGGAGTATTGGGCGAATCGTGAAGGATATACGCGTTGGAGAGCAACGTCTAGGGAGGAGATTGGCCCCGAAAGTCATCTCCTCGATAAGATGATATCCTATCATAATGTCCGACATACTCCACAACACAGGGCGAAGATCGCATGTATGCTATCACATGTAAAGCTATGGCAACATATTATCACGAATAAGATTGATAACGTGGTTATCCTTGAAGATGACGCCTTGGGCTATGTCCGCGAAGAATACATGAATGATTTGATGGACGATGGTATCACATACCTCGGGGGCTTTTTTGTAAGTCCCAAGATCACCGAAAAGCTCCACCGACCCGATGTTGAGACCGATCTAGTGCATGGTCTCAATCTCGTTGATCCGAACAAGTTTAAGGTGATGTGTTGCTTGGCATACTACATCCCAACTTGGGGAATGGCGATGGAGATGTATGTAACACTAATGGATAAGGATAGATATCGAGCGATTGATGTCATGTTGGCGAATGAAGAGAGTATCAAGAAGTATTTCGTGTATCCCGCGTGGTTTGAAGAAAGCACCGCGGGTGAATCAGATATTCGTGGGGTCAAAAAGAAGTTTGCGAGAAGTGATTATACCTTCAAGTAAACTCATCGAGTAGGCTTCTCGGGAAATGATCTATCCGCCATCTCGCAGATGGCATCAAAGAGCTCCAAGAGCTTCTTGCTATCTTTGAGACGTGCTCGAATGACAGCGACTTCTATGATGTTAGTCACGCTAAGCGGAGGGAGGTCTTCAAATATGTCGCGATAGACATCTTCGTCTTCAAGATACTTCCAAGGCATTATTGAAGGCTTACATAAAAAAGAGGGGGGAGTGAAACACATGTAATTAGTCGTTGAAGATCGCTTTGAGAGCTTCATACTTCTTTTGGATCTT